GCCAGCCGCTTTTTCATCAGATCCTTCGGCTCGAGCTTGATACGCTGCTTCAGATCTGGCATCAGGACCGGCTTCTGCAGATCCGCGGCCAGGTCGTGATCGTCGTCAATCGCGCCGCCCTCCATCAGCCAGGTCTTCATCGCGTCCCACATGTAATCGCGCCAGTAGGCGCAGTGCGGCGAAGGAGAGTCCGCGCCGAAGTTCACCAGCGTGATCCGCTGATCAAATCCGAGATTGCGCACGCCGTTGTAGACGCTCGAGGCGATGCCGGCCGAGTCAAAGAAGAGCATCGAGACTTTGTCGCCATTGTGTTCGCGGCGCAGCACGTCGGCGATCTTGCCGACCATCACAGCCGGGTTCTTGGTGAATTCGCCTTTGACTTTGATCGGCGGGATCGAGCGCGCATCGTTTCCTTTGCGGAAGCGGATCACGTTGTCGTCAGCTCCGCCCCAGGCGAAGTCGACGCCGGCGACGAGCGCATCCGTGGGCAGGGAATAGGCTGCGCGCTCCTGCGCCTGGTTCACGAGATCCAGATCGATGAACTTGCCACCGCCGGCGAGAGGATAGAGCCCGCGATAGCGAACGCGCACGGTATCGGAGTCAACGCCATAAACCGCGATCGTCTCGTTGATCTCGTCGACGTTGGTGCCTTCGACTTCGCGCGAGTCGATGATCTCCGGATTCCAGCGATGCCGCTGGTCGCCGTGCACAGCTTGAAAGAATGCGCCTTCGGCCCGCGTCGACTGCGACATGCAGAGCCAGATGATCTCGGTGAACGCATCGGTCAGCGCGCCTTCGACGGTCTCGTAAATCGTGTCAGAGATTTCACTCGCTTCGTCGAAGATGATGACCAGGCGCTTGCCTTTATTGTGGGCGCCGGCGAAGGCCTGCGGATTGTCTTCCGACCAGGTGGCGAAGTCGGTGCGCCAGTTCTGCGCATGCTCCGCGTCGTTCACCTTGATCGACGTCACGTGCACGTCGAACCAGTGTTTGTTGATGGCATTGCGGAACCACTTCGCCATCTCGGGCTGCGTCTTAGTCTTCAGCTGGTCGCCCGTGTTGGCGGTCACGAGCACTTTGGTGTCGAGACACGTCGACTTCGCCCAGTGGCAGACCATTCCGATCACCGCGGACTTCCCGATGCCGTGGCCGGACGATATAGCCTTACGGAAGGGCTTGTAGCGAGTCGCCGGATCCTGCAGATGGTTGCCGAGCTGCTCGAGGAACTCGACCTGGAACTTGCGCAGCTGGTCGTGCTCGAACTCGCTGCCAGGTTCGCCCCAGGGGAACGAATAGACGGCACAGCCGAGCGGATCCCAGCGGAAGCTGAGCATGCGCTCGACCAGGAGCTGCTCGGGATCGTCGACGACTAGAACTTCACTGGACGCTGCGGACACGTTCCTCGGCTTTCTGCATGGCGAGGCGGAAGCGATCGCTCAGCTGCAGGTTCACGTTCAATTCTTGGGGCTTGTCGTGCAGATGGTTCACTGTGATCGTTGCTTTGCCGCGGGCCTTGTCGTAGAGATAGCGCCGGCACTCGAGGGCGATGCGCTTGTCGAGTGAATCCCACAGGCGGCGCCAGCCGGCGAGCTCGAGCGTCTCTTTTTTGGGGTCGAATGGTGCATTTAGCCGGTCGATCAGCCACTGTGCATGCTGCTGACCGGTGACCGTGCGGCCATCGATCAGCGTGACCGGCGTAATTTCCCGCTTCTTCCGTCCGGCTCCGGGTCGAGACCCACCGCGAGCCTTCTTCTGGTCGTCAGTCACGTTTGAAAACGTCTATATCAATCAAACTATTCAAAAGTGGTCAGCCCTTGAGAGCTTCGCCGACGGCAGCGCTCGCTTCGGCGTCAGTGCGCTTCAGATACGCACCAGTCGACGCCATGGACTTGTGGCCGAGATACTGGCGCACGTTCTCAATTCCAGCGGAATGAATAGTTTCGAGCGCGATCGTGTGCTTCAGCGCGTGCGGATGACGCTTGCGCTTCGGGATCCCAACGGCGTCGCAGTAGCGCTGCATCAGGCGCCAGAACTGCTGGCGCGAGATCGGAAACACTCTTTGATTCGCGGGGATTTTCAAAGTGAAATCAAACCAGGCTTTTCGCTCATTCAGGAGCGGTTCGTCGCTCTCGAGCAGTGGCTGCTCGGTGTGCAGAGATCCCTTCAGCCGGCGCACGTCGACCAGGCCATCGATCACGCTAATCGGTTTGAGGGAAAGGACTTCGGAGGCGCGCAGACCGTGGGAATAGGCCATCAGGATCATCAGGAAATTGCGCTCGGAGTGGGCGCGCGCTGCCTTGAGAAGAGCCAGGAGTTCCGACTTTGAAAGGGCGTCCAAATCAAACCGGAATTCAAAAAGAATCAAAAAAGGAGACAGAACTACAAAATGTAACCTGCGCGCTCAGTAAGCCATCACCAGCAGAACCACGATGCAGATCCCGCAGGTGATCAGTGCGCCATGGATGAAGCCGCGCCAATATTCCCGATCGGGATCCTTCATCGCAGTGCCTGAAACAGAAATTTGAGCCCTTGCATGGCGAGCGCAGTGATGATCGAAGTCAGAGCGACATTCGCGATTTGCACACGGCGCAGTTTCGAGCGTAGCTCGGCGATCGCGGCGTCTTTCTTCGTCGATTCCTTTTCGAGCGTGCGGATCTTGGTCCAGGCTTCGTTGACGGCGCGCAGCAGCTCGCGGGGATCTTCGCGGGTGTACTGCTTGGAACGATCAAGAACGTTATAGGTGCCGATCGCCTTGGCTTTGACTTCGGGATCGCTCATTGGAGTGCTGTCAAAAAGGGTGTACCCACACCAGAGGACCGAGGCCAGCAAAAGCGTCATCTGTTCCGTCATCGGCCGCGGCAAATCCCTTTGCAGGATCTCGACGCGGTAGGGGTAGAGCTCGGGCTGGACGATGCGCCGAAGCTTCACCAGGTCCACGCTGTCGAAGAAATCCTGCACGCATGGTTCAGAGTTGTTGCACCAGGTCCAGCGGGGTGTCGAAATAGGCGATAGCGCGTGCACTTAAAATCAGGCGCATCCGTTCCCGGCGTGTGGTCTCCGACGCTTGGGGATCGTCGAAATGCGTGCATTCGACTTCGAGCGGCGGCAGGGGACAGCGACGCGGCCGGGCTAGTTTTGAGATCGCTTCTGGGGCTGCAGCATAAAGCTGCTGACCAGAATACAGAAAGGCGCGGCACAGGATGCCTTTCGCGGGCACGGCGGGATCGATCCAATCGGCACGTCCGGCTTCTACTTCAGCTGAAGCATAGGTAAAGCTCTTGCGCTGATTGGGTTTATCCATTGCGGGATTCGACCCGCGAGCAAACACAGGAATTCTCATGAGGGGTAACGCAATTGGCAGCGCTTCGTATCCGCGCGCGCAAAGGGCGGTCGTGCTAGGAGTGGAAGAGCCTGCAGGTCTCTGACAGGCCCTTCCGGGTAAGGCATGGTCAAGCGTCGGTTGTCGGGGACTAGCTTAAAGCCGAGCCCGGGAGGCTCCGCAAGTTACTTCCGTGGAGGGGTGGTTACTAAAGGCCATGACCGGGGGTGTGTTGCTACTAAGGTCAATGCCTGATAGGGGTGGAGTAGCGCCAATGAGACATTTTGTCCCAGAGCGATGCGACACGAGCTTTCAACCCGCGAATTTGCCCAGCGCGCCCTTCAGGTGGCGGGACTGTCGCCCTATCGACACGAAGTCGACGGCAGCGGGGATCAGTGTGTAAGTGATTGTCCGGCCTGCAGATGGGCCGAAGAGCAACAGATTCTATCAGTTAGAAAGCCTGTCGTTCCTGCGATGTCCGCCGATTTGTCCGGGGAATTGTCCGCAGTGCACGCCTAGGCGGCGATCGCCAGCGTATCCCGCGACGGCCGACGAAGGGGAACTCGCTCGCTCGAGCGCGCGGCGTAGAACTGGTACCCAGCATCCCGCAGCAGCGTCCCGATCTCGAAGTAATCGCGCGACACTTCCGAGAAGATCACCGGCTTGTGTGCGAGCACTCGGCGGGCTCCCTCGAGCACCGCATATTCCGCACCTTCGACGTCGATCTTCAGCACATCGGGCGCAGGGTAGGTCTCCAGAAGCCCGTCAAGAGTGATGGCCATCACTGAGCGTGCAGGCCCATCGCCGAGCAGGGAATTCGAGGCGCGTCCTTCCACGGAGATGTGCAGCGCGGCATAGCCAGGTTGAGCTGCAGCGGCCGCGGCCACGACGGTCACCGGTAGACCATTCAATTGAGCCGAGCACTGGAGCAGGTGCGCGAGCCAAGGATCGGCTTCGATCGCCACCACGCGCGCTCCCAATCCTGCCGCGGCGAAGGCGAACAAGCCCACATTCGCGCCGACGTCCCAAACGTTCATCTCGGGGCGCACGAGCTCACGGGCCATCGAGAGCAGGAATGGATCGACCTTCCCTAGATCCCGCTTCCAGTAGGGAAGGGCGGATTCGGGGGAAACGAAGATCGGCGCTCGGCCGAATTCTGGGGGAAGTCGGCGCTTCAGGACTTTGCCGCGGCTGAAGCGGTGGAGGAGAGTGCGGATCACGGCTTTTCTTTGAGCTGCTGCGCCAGGTTCCCCAGCGGGGCGAATTTCCGCTTGCCCTTCGCCGCCGCTTTCTTCTTCTTCGCTTTGGCCCAGCGCGCATTAACAGCTTTGCGGGCGATCTCCTGGCGCTGTTCGGCGGTCATGGTGGTGAGCCGGGCCTTGCCGCCCCTTCGTCCGAGTGCCACGGCTGCGGGATTCTTTGCCATGGCGAAAGGTATACCACGTTACTAAGCGCTTCGCAAGGCAAAGAAAAGGCGACGAAGAAAGGGGTTGACTTCTGCCGATACTAAGCGCATAGTAAATGTGTAGTCGGGAGCTGCAGGCATTCGAAGTGCCTACAGCCCCCTAACCCCAAAGCCTAACAAGGAGGCTTCGTGGCTGCACCCACTTTACACTCGATCCACTCCCCGGAATTTCCACAGGTACTCGCCGGCGCACTCCAGCGCCTGATCGACGTTGCCGCAAAGATTGTTCTCCCTCGGCTGCCGAAGAAGGCGGGCCAATGAACGCCTGGTTCCTGATTCTCTCGCCCTTTGTCCTGGCGGTCGTGATCGGCTTCATCGCCGCCTGGAATGACTGTGCCACCAAGCCGGAGGAGAAATAACATGTCGACCATTCCTGTTAGTTCTGATGTTCCGAAGATGCCGCCGCAGACGGAGGCATTGACTCTCAGCACGCCCACGCCGCTCGATCTCCTGCAGCAGGCCATCCTGCAGGGCGTCAGCATTGAACAACTCGAACGCCTGCAGGCAATGTACGAGCGTTGGGACGCGAACGAAGCCCGTAAGGCGTATATCCGGGCGAAAGCCGCGTTCAAAGCCGAAGCGCCCGCGATCCTGCGCAACAAACACGTGAAGATCGAACCGAAGGACCAGACGAAACGCGTCGCCGAATACGATCACGCGACACTCGATCACGTCTGCGACCAGGTGATTCCGCTTCTCGCCAAGCACGGCTTCGATCACGACTGGAAGATGGAGCAGAACGGCGAGTGGATCAAAGTCACCTGCCTGCTGAAGCACGATGCCGGGCACTTCGAAGAGCGATCGCTGATGGGAACGCCGGACAATACCGGCTTCAAGAATCCCGTCCAGCAGATCGCGTCCACCGTCACCTACCTGCAGCGCTACACTCTGCTCGCGGTTTGCGGGCTCGCTGCAAAGGGCACCGACAACGACGGCCGCGGCGTCACGCTCGAAGCCGGACTGAGCGACACTCGCGTCGATCAACTGGGCAAGGCCATCGCCAACGCCCCGACGGAAGCTGAACTCAAGACGGTTTACTTCGCCGCCTACCGCGAAGCCGAAAAAGCCAAAGATGCCACCGCGAAGCAGTTGTTCATGCGCACGAAGGACGCAAGAAAGCGAGAGCTGCAATGAGCACCGAGCCCATCATCCTCGACGTCGAGCAGGGAACTGATCCCTGGAAGCTGGCCAGGTGCGGGAAGATCACCGCATCCCGAGCCAAGGACGTGATCGACATGACCAAAAAAGGTGAAGGTGCGGATCGCAAAAAGTACCGCACTGAAATCCTAGTGGAGCGGCTGACCGGGATCCCAGTCGAGCAGTTTGTGACGAAGGAGATGCGCTTCGGGCTCGAGCAGGAGCCCTTCGCGCGCGCCGCCTACGAGGCGGATCAGGCGATATTCGTCGACCAGGTCGGCTTCGTCATTCACCCCGAGTACCCCTTCTTCGGCTGCAGCCCTGACGGATACGTTGGCGATCGCGGCATGCTCCAGCTCAAGTGCCCGAACACAACGACGCATCTCGGCTGGCTGATGGGTGGAGTGATTCCAGTCGAACACAAACCGCAACTGCTGGCCGAGCTCGCCTGCAACCCGAAGCGTGAGTGGATCGACTTCATGAGCTACGATCCAAGGCTCCCCGAGCACTTGCAGAAATTCATCCGGCGCTTCGAGCGCAACGAACAGAACCGCAAATTCATCGCCACACTCGAAGGCGAAGTCGTGCACTTTAATCGGGAGTGCGAATCCGTCCTGAAAGCTCTGCCGCCTGGTCCGCAGGTGGTGAGCCACGTTCTCGACTGGCCGAAGGAAGAAGAGACGTTTTGATCCGCCGCCGACCGATTCCACACAAGCCCTACCGCTGGGAGCCCAAGCCAAAGGCTCCCAGTTTGCGCTGGGAGCTGATTTACGGAGGAGCTGCGATCCGCTGGCCCGATGGCGGCGGAGAGTGTCAGGCTCTCCGCCCTTCGTCACTTTTCTCTTCGGGCATTCGAAGCCTTCCGGTAGTCTTCCCGGCACTTCTTGCTGCAGTACGCAGTTGGTTGCTGGTGGACACCGCTCGTTATACGGATACCACCTGGCCCCGTACGCGTCACAGCTTCCTTGCGTCTCTTTGTCCAGGCTGCCGCAACCTCATCGGTCCACTTAGGCAGCTCTTTTTCACACTGGATGCACTTCATGGTTTTACCTCACTGGCAAACCGCTGGGATCAGCCCATAGTTGCCCCTAGTCCAAAACACAGGGTCTTGGACGCATACTAGTATCCCCGTGGACATCTCCTCTATCCACTGTGCATTTTCCACAAACGGGCTGCTAGTCTGTGGGACGTTGTGGATGTAGCTGTACACCTGCTCATAGCATATCGGGTACCACGCCGAGTCTGGGAACGCGCACGAGTCGTAGATCAGAAGCGGATTTGGAGTTTCGCAGGTCGGTGCCCCTGCAATGCACGAGTCGTGGTGGGTGAAGTTGTCGTACCCCGTCCACGTTCCCGGGCCAGCGGGACTCCCCGACAGAGTTGGCCCACTAGGATACCCCGGCTCATCGGCATCCCAAGTTCTAACATCTCTCGATATGCCGAAGTCGAAGTCATTGTTCTGCGTATCGCTTCCGCCGCCGCTGCAGTTCATGGCCCCGTTCTCATTGGGTGTACATCCATCCATCAGCGGATTATCCAAACACGCAATCGGGTCTTCCTGCGGCTCGGACGTCGCAGTTACTCCCCATTGCCCCACGCCGCTCCATCCCGTCGCGTTGACTTGGTGGCACCCTTTCGTTCCCCAACACGATTTGATGAAGGCCGTGTGAGTGAATTGGTTGCAGTATCCCGGTCCGGGGGGATTCGGGACATTGCAGTTTACAGTCCCGTTGTACGTGATCGAGATTTTTGGGCTCGATTCCCCGAACCGATACAGGTGGGTTCCTCCGGTTCCCCCCAGTGACATTACTTGGAATGGACCCCCCACGGCTAAGGCCGTGTTTCCCGATCCATTCTGTTTGGTCCATCCACTGGCGGATGAGGGGTCTTTGTGATAGATGAACCCGTCCGTTCCTCGGTAGTACACCAGCATGTTCCCGCTCAGATCAGTCTGGAGTACCCCATTCACCTGTACTGCATTGGTGATCGTTCCCAGTCGCGTTGACGTCCCGCTATGGGTTACCCACACCGTCCCATCTGTTTTGACTGTGAGCCAGGTTTGACTAGACAGGACTTGGACATACTTATACCCGGACCCTTCGGCAGTCCATGCATGCAACGGGTCGGCCGTGCAATTCAACGCCCCTGCCAAGTTCACTTTACAGAAGAATTGTTCCCCGTTTGCCGCGACACTGAACTGAATAGCGGTGGTTCCGTTCACCCCTTGCCACGTTCCATTCGGATCGTCCTTGAGTGAGAGATTTCCAGTCCCCGTAGCTAATGCGTACAGCACCCCATTAGCGTCGTATTGGGGATTCGTCCAGCTGCAGCCCAAAGAGGTCTGCTTGGTCCACGTCATCAGTCCAACCGGATTGGACCCCGTGTAGATACACCCGCTCGAGTCCGTGGCCAACATCCCTCGTGTGGTCGCCCACACCCCCGAGAAGGTCGACGATTCCTGGTGCCAACAGGTAAGCGTTCCTGATCCACCGCAGTACGGGTGATGATCGACCAAAGCGAGTTGACCAGAGTGGGAATGGGTACTGGTCATCGTCTGCGCCAAGGCATAGGGCAAGGTGAGCAAAAACAATAGAGCAAAGTGTGCTGCTATTCTCAGTTGAGCCATAAGTCCTCCAGTTGAGTTGGTGGGTTTGTGGTTAGGCTCGCACTTCACTGTCGGGTGCAGTGCGGGCCGCTGCTTTCACTTCCTGCTTGCAGATGTCGCAGCGCCAGGTCAAGGTCTCCCAGTTCACGCTCACGCCGTCCTCCTCTCACACAAACACTTTCCTGCTCCGCCCATGGGCATCCCGCACTGAACATCCGCATGGAGGTGGCCGCACAAGTGGCAGATTTGATCGAAGCGCGAGGGTTTATCGCTCTTGATCACCTCGGCTTCACTGAGCACCCACTCCAGAGTCGAGATCGCATTGCTCGCCGCTTCGTGGTAGGGCGTCACGATGAAGGCGCGATACTCGGCGATTCTTTCCCGGATGCGTCTCTCCATTTCATCGGAGAGGGGGGCGGAGATGTAACCCTCGGCGCTCATGCACTCTTCCTTTCCAGCTCGCGCCGTTGCAGGCCGGCGCGAGTTCGATCACGTTCAGCAACGCGGCAACGTGCACTTACAGGTCTTCGACTTTGGTGGGCACAAAATCAGCGGCCCACCATCGGCGAAAGCTGCGGTTGCAAAGCAGGCGAGAGCGATCACTGCGATCATCGCGAGAAGGAACAACCGGACGCGTGTTTTGGTTGACATACGTACCTCCACAGAACGGACAGAGTGACTACTCGAACAATCGTTGCTGGTTGGCGCGATGCTTCCCTTGGAACGGGTGCTCGCGATACCAGCTGAGACAGGCCATGTAAGCCTGCTCGAAACCTGAACCGAAGCGCTGCCAGAGCGCGGACTTGAGCTTCGGCGGCAACTGCTGATAGCACTTCGTGCAGAAGCCGTTGTACGGCCGCTTGGGGCCTTGGCAGCCAGCGCACGTTTTGCCGGCGAATGCGGCGAAGATGTCACTGGACTCCACTGCTCACACGCCTTTCGCGTTCCACGGCTTGAAGTTTTTCAGCTCATCGAGGCTCGGCCACACGCCGCGGAATGTCAGCACGCGATCGTCGAGTGAGACAAATGCTGGCGGTTTGTCGCGAGGAAACTTCCAGACGTCCCGCACCATCGCCGTAGCCTGATCCCCCGCAATTTCATGAGTGTCGGCGGGGAACTTTGCGAGATGCCACGCGATGTAGCGATCGCGAAACCAGTTGCGCATCGCCACTAGGCCGCCGTGCTGATGTGAGCGCGAGGAAAAAATGTGGATCTCGAAAAATTGGCCAGCGTCGGCCAGAAACTCGAAGAGCCCTTCTACTGGCGGATCGGGAATTACATTCGCTCCCTTCCAGCCCGACGTGTAGCTGTGGCACACTCCGTCGAAGTCCAAACAGAGAATCGGCTTGCGATTGCGCAGATCTGTCATGCCGCCTGCTTCCTTTCCGTCGATGGCTCCTCGCGGGGAGAGAGCATCAGCGACCAGGGCCAGCGCTCGCGCTTGTCGCGCGCCCACCATTCCGAGCGCAGTGCTGCGTGCACCGAGAGTTCGTGCGGATAGTCGCGCTGGGGACAGCGGCAGACCAGGGGAGCTTCGACTTCCATGCGAGGCTGCGCTTCGTATTGCGCTGTGACTTCGGCGCGTTGCCGATCCATCTCGCGCTTTTCGGCGGAGCGGTTATACGATCGCGTGCCGACGCCGTAGCTGGTCACCAGGGAAGCGGCGCGCTGATCGTTCTCGGCTTGGGAGAAGAGAGATTTCATCGCGCCTTCTTTCCTTCAAGCGTCTGCGGCTCGCCCGTCTCGAGGAAGTTGTCGATCGCGTCGGCTATCTCTGCCGCCAGTTCGGTGGCCGAGTTGCCGTACTGGTAGCTGCGCAGTGCGCGGGATGCGGCTGCCAGCAAGCGTCGCGCTTCGATCAATTCCTTGTCGACCATCCGAAGATCGCTCATACGAAGGCCCTCATGTCGTAGCTCACAATCAAATCGGCTGCGCGGATCGGGAAGCCCACTTTGGCAATCTCGGCTTCGAGTTCATAGATCGGAACCTGAAACCGCTTCGAGATCGAGCCCAAGAGCCGCGCCCGTTGTTCGAGAGTCATTGCCGAAAGATTCAGCTTGTAGACTTCGATGTTCTTCTCGTCGCCGAGAGTGGCCATCTGCGGTTTGCAGCTTTCGAGCGGCACTCGCGACTCGCCGAAAATCTCAAACCACTCGGCATAGTGCGGACCGCCCGGTTTGAGGATTGCTTGCCAGAGTTCAACCGTCATGCTGCCTTCACCTCCAATTCCGCGGCCGGGCTTGTTGCCGAAGAGCGGTGCGTTTGAATTGCGGCTAACTGCCCGGCCGAGGAAACTTGCTCGATCCCGATCGCGACGATGTGAACGCCGCGCAGCTCGAG